CCATCGGCCCTTCTGTGTGGAAGCAGTGGCTCTCGATCCACTCGATCGCCCTGTTCGCCTTCTTCGCGTCATAAAAAAAGGACTTCTCTTCAAGTCCTTTGATCAGATACTCGTATAACGCCCAGATGTACCGGCCTACAAGCACCGTTCCGTCTTTAATCTGCTGATAGTAGGCGAAGATGTAGTTATTTCCGCCCATCTCGGCCATTTTCTCCTCGTCTCGCTCGCATTTTGAAAAAATCGAGTCCGCCCACCGGTCTCCGGGCACTCTGAAATTATTCGGCACCAGGGGGGACCACCACGCGGCCCAGCTCGTCAACTTTCCATCTCTTATTTACGCGTCCATGTTCCGCGCCGTGGCAGTCACGGCAGAGCAGCTCGAGGTTGTCGAAGCTCAGCGCGATCTCCGGCCTGGTGATCAGCTCCGGAGTCAGGTGCACCTTGTGATGCACGATCACGCCGGCGTTGTAGCGCCCGGCTTTCAGACACCGTTCGCATAAACCGCCGACCGACTTCGCGTATGCCGTGCGAGTGCGCTGCCACGCTTTCGATTTGTAAAAAGACGCGGCCCAGTCCTGCATAACTTCCTCCTAATGCAAAGCGCCAGCCGACTGGCCAGCGCCTTGCGTAGAGACTTTGGAGAGCGTGATGAAGAAACGATTGCCCCGTCTTCGTTCTTTGCCACACTACCATAATAGCACGGTCTCCGCTCTCATTCTCTCTCTTCATGCTCTTGTACCTGACAGCGCCTCGCGATCTCGTTGATGGCGTCCGCGTGGATCCGGAAGATGTGGCTGAAGGAATAGTGCATGGCGTCGGTTATTTCCTGCCAGCTCTGCCCTGAGATATACCGCCGGCTGATGACGTCGTAGCCGATCGCCGTCGTGCAGAGGTTGACCAGGCTGACCGCTTCCAGGATCAGCGACGTCGCCGCCTTCTTCTTCTCGTTGAAGATCCGCCGCAGCTCCGACAGCTCATCCACCTGGTCGCCGATCCGGTCGAAGCTGATGGCCGAGCTCGTCACCCTCTCCTGCGAGTAGTCGATGGAAACGCCGGTCAGGATATTCTCCGCGGCTTCCAGGTTGCGCCGTGCCACTTCCAGCTGCTCCACCGCGTCCCGGTACCGATGCAGCTTCGCCTTTACTTCTTCCCGCGTCATGTCAGATCTCCCTAACCCGGATGACGGTTCCGGGCTTGCACGCGTAGACCTTCCGGGCCGACAGCTCCACGATCTGCTTGTCGTCATCGTAGGCCAGCCCGTTCAGCGCGTCGAAGACGGTCTTTACCAGGTTGTCCACGTCCGGCTTCTTGGTCGGCAGCACTTCCTGGTCCTGCGCCATCAGCTTCTTCGCCTTGCTCCAGGTCTCCGGCATCTTCAGCGTGAAGACGACGCTGACCGCGACCGGCCCTTCGATCATGCTCCCGTGTTTCTCCTGCCACGCTCTCCGGATCGCGTTCTCGGCCTTGGTCGTCTTGTCCGGCGTGTAGACGTGCCCGGACCTTGTCATCCGCGGCCTCGCCTTCGCCACCGGCTCGCCCTCCAGCCAGATCGTCACGTCAGTCTTTGGCATCCATTTGCTCCCTTCTAATCGCCCAGCGGCAGAGGTCGAACACGGCTTTGCAGATCACGTAGATCATGCGGTCCTGCCAGATGTCCGTCCTGCCGCCGAGCCGGATCATGCAGTTCTCCATGTTTTCCATGTCTTTGATAAGATTGTCACGCGTCATCGGTTTGCCTCTCCCCATCCGAGCAGTAGCCGTCTGGCTTCACTTCCTTGCCGTTGCAGTACCACTGTCCGAACAGTTCGTCATGCTGCGCAATCGCGCAATCCTTGCACCGCACGACCGCTTCGGGCATATCTTCGATGAGTTCCCGCACCGTAGCGATCCCGTTCATAAAATGCGGATTGCCGTACTTCTCGTCCTTAAACGCTTTGAGCATCGTGAGTACCAGCTCTGCATTAATCAGTTTCATCGTTCACCATCCTGTTCCAGTTCTCCCGCGCTTTGCGCTCCGTCTTTCCGGGTTTAGCCTTTCGTCCGCATCCGTCGCACTCATAATACCATCCATCTGCGCGGCTCCATTGGGTTCGATGCTTGCTCCCGCAGACGCAAGGAAGCATCTTTGGCATCGGATTGTCCTTAATCAGTTTGTAGCCTTGCCGCTTTGCCTCGGCCTTTAATTCATCGAGTGTCATCGGCTTTCCTTTCTCCGTATGAGCAGAAGTCATTTTCGTAGACGTAGATACCGTGCTTACTACACCAGTAATCATTCTCGACTTCGTAGATCGGTTCACCCGCATATTGGCAGTCTTTGCATCGAACGACCTGGACGGCATCGATAATCTCTGCGTCATCTAACCACCCGCAAAAGTCCATGCGGGTATAGATTTGTTCGTATTGGCATTCTCGTGCGTCGCGTTCGCAATCTTCGCACCGCTCGGCGAGTCCCAAATCTTTACGGAATGCATCAATGTCAATCAATCGCATCGTCGCTCCTTTCCCCGTGTGAGCAGTAGTCGTTCGGCTTCGGGTCGGTCAGCCCGTTGGGGTTATAGCACGTATAGCGCGGTTTTTCTGCTTTTAATATAAACGCCTTGCATTCAAAGCACCGCACGACCTGAACGGCATCAATGGTCGGAGCATCCTTTATCGTATTTATGAATTCCCATGTATCTCCGTACCACCCTTCTTTCCCGCGTGAATCCTCGGCTATTTGTTTCAGTAGTGCGTCTTCATCAATCAGCCTCATTCCCTTCTCCTTTCCGCCAGTGCGCGTTCAGCAGGTACTGGCCCTGCGCTGTCGGCATGAGCTGCTCGCAGGTGTAGATGATCCGCGAGCAGTCCTGACATACGCGGCGCCGGATCTGCGTGTCTTTGTACGGCCTGGACTCCTCAACGAGCATCCGGCCTCCACACTCCCGGCACCGCATCTACGCCGTCACCGCCTTGTTGATGAAGCTCTCGACGATGGCGTTGCGGAGCCGCGCGTTTTCTTTCTCCAGCGCGTCCGCTCTTCCCTTCTCGTCGCCGGCCTTATCCTCCAGGAAGGCGTTGTCGAGCTGCAGCGTCTCGATCGTGCGGATCAATTCCTTCTCCCCTTCGCGCCGGTTGATCTTCTCGCAGAGCAGGTCGATCACCTGGTCGACGTTGTTCGGGTCCGCGACCTTATGGTCGTAAGCGTAGACGGTGCAGCCGCACTTCTCGCACTCCGCGCTGATCGCGTATCCGTTTCCTTCCGCGATCCTGCTTTCGGCGTACGCTCTTTCCTTTTCCTCATCGAACTTGAACTCTCCACCGCAGAACGGGCACTTCTTCAATTCTCTCTTCATTTTCGTCTCCTCCTATTTTCTCAGTCCGTTATTAGATCCGCAGACCGGGCAGTAGGCCGTCTCTTTCGGCGCCCGGTATCCGCAGCGGCTGCACTCGCTTAACCACGGAGTGTCCGCCGGCTTCTTCCATTCGCCGGTCTTGTCGACCAGCATCTCGATCAGTTCTTCCTTCGTCAGCTTCTCCAGCTTCTTCTTTGTCATCAGATCGCCTCCTCCTTGTTCAGTCTCTCCGCGAACCGCGCGGCCTCTTCCTGTGTCTCCCATGCCGGGCCGAGCGTCTCGACCTGCGGCTGTCCCGGTGCCAGCTCACCGATGACGCGCCCGGCCTTGTATACGATCTGGCCGGCGACCACATAAGTGAACGCTTTCCACTCGCTCATCAGAACGGCACCTCCTCATCCAGTGCCTCGAAGTCGTCGAAGGATTCCTGGCGTGCGGCCTTCCCGGCCCGCTGGATCCCGTCGATCTCCGCGCTGACTCTCCGCGGATCCGGATCGTCGGACTGCTGCGTCTTATCCTGCGGCAGAAACTCGATCCGGTCGCAGATGACGTCGGTCGTGTAGACCGTCTTTCCATCCTTGCCTTCGTAGGATCCCGTCTGGATCCGGCCGATGACGCCGATCGGTTTGCCCTTGAAGAAATACCTCGCCACGGTGTCGCCGGTCTTGCCGAAGGCGATGCAGCTGATGAAGTCCGCCTTGCGGTCTCCGTTCTTGTCCGGCATCCGGTCGCTGGCCACCGTGAACTTCGTGATGGTCATACCGGACTGCGTTTCTGTTTTGTTCGGGTCGCGCACCAGGCGTCCCGTCAGTTGTACTTGGTTCATCTTGTCTCTCTCCTGTTGTTCCAAAGTTCCATTTGATGAAGTGCTTGCTGTGACTCGAAGATCTTGTCGAGTGCTTCCTCTTCTTTCACGTCTTCCCATCCGGGAGCCGGTTCTCCGTTTGTTCGGCATTTGCAGATTGGGCATTGAACATACAGCCACCAGGCACCGCCGCCTCTGATCCTGCCCCACTTTCGCCAGATGTCAGGAGACCCACCGCAGAACGGGCACGGCTTCAGTCTGCTTTCCATCTATGCTTCCTCCTCTGCCAGCGTCTTGGCCGCTCTCGTCACTTTCACCTTACCGCCGGATGACGCGAGCGTGATCGTCGTCTCCGCGACCGTGAACTGTGCCTTCTCGATCTTCCGGTCCATGACGGCGTAGGCCGCCTCGTTCAGGAGCGGCAGGATCCCGTTCACGTCCCGGAAGTTGCGCTCCTTGTCTTCCTGCGCGATTCCCCAGACCGCGTTCTGCAGCCGGAACCTGCGCTCCTGTTTTTCTTTTCCTCCACACCGGCACCGGCGCGTTACTTCGTCGTCCGCCTCGTCCTGGCTCTCCGCCATGATGATCTCGGTGGCTCCGCAGTACAGGCACGTTCCCTCATATGTCTGCATAAGTCTCTCACTTTCTCGGCCAATTCATATTGTTGGCCGCCTTCAGGAAGTAGGCGTAGGGATTGTCGATGCCGTAAGGATCCTGCACCTGGTCGTCGATGCGGTCGATGAGATCCAGGAAGTGATCGAACTGCCGGTCGAGCCGGTGCCACTCGGTATCGGTAAGGCGATCAGAAAGCTGTCCGCCGCTCCCGCGCGCGCGCGCGTCTACTACTACTTCTTCACATTCTTTATATTCTTGTTTAGTGGTCGCCAGTTGGTCGCCAGTTGGTCGATAGCTGGTCGGCAGTTGGTCAGTTGGTTGGTCGCTGTCCTGATATTTGTGCCAGTTCTTGATTGTAATCAGCGAGCCTCGGGGCGTTGCCAGTTGGTCAATCTGTTGGTCGATTTTGAACTCATATAGGATTCGTTTCACACGCGAATCGCTCAAGTGTAGTTCCTGAGCCAGTTTCGAGCGTCCGGTCACCAGCTGACCCGGCTGGAGCGTGATCCGCTTGCCGTTGAAGAGCGTGTCATAAGGCCGGTGCGTGGCGTGCGTGATCAGCCACACCCAGGTCGCGATCCGCGACGGATCCTTCGTTACGATCGGATTCTCCCAGATCTTCCGATGGATTTTGATCCAGCCTTCCTCACTCATTCCGCATCCACTCCGTCGACTCTTCGATGTCCTGCAGGATGATCATGGCCTTGCCGTGCTGCTCCACGGTCAGCGGCCCGGAAGTCCAGCCGGCCTGACGCGCGATCTGCAGCGGATCCTGACCGAGCTTCTTGCAGAGGTCGTTGAGCGTGCGCTTCTCCGCGGCGGTCGCCAGGGCTTCGCGCATCTGGATCTCCGCGAGCTGCTGCGCGGCGTTGGTCACTTCGTCCGCGGACGCGATGCTGGCGGCGATGCCGACTCCCAGAAAGCCGAGCGCACGGCCGACGGCGGAAGTCTCCGCGTTTTCCAGGGCGCTGGTCTTGTTGATGTTGCCGGCGCCGACCTTCTCGCTGGCGTAGCCGGTTGCCTGCGTGTCGCCGTCCTGGTCTTGGATCTCGGCCTTCAGGACCCACTCGTTGTCGCTGAAGCTGACGATGGACGTGATGATCCGCCAGTCCGGCATGACTTCGCGGAAGGCCCGGACGCGCTCGGATACCGGAGCGTATTCCTTGCCTTTAATGTTTGTCGTTTTGATCATTGAGTTGATCGTCTTGAGCTTTTCTGAACTCAGCATTTCGTTTCCTCTCCTTCTCTTCCAAGTAGCGCTTCGCCTGGATCCGCGCCGTGATCTGTTCCCGCCTGTGCTCCGCCATCGCGGCCAGGCAGCTCAGGAACGTCTCCTCCGCCTCCAGCATCTTGGTCGTGGTCCTGAGATACGGACCGCCCTCGACCACAAGCCACTTCTCCGCGATGGCGGTCAGAAGGCTCTCGTAGTCATCCTGGCACTCCGGGCAGAGCATCGGATCTGCATCCGGATCGCAAGGTCCTCCGCAATATTCGCACTTTCCGGCCTCGACGACCTCGCAGCAGCACCGGCTGCAGTAGGAATAGTCGAGCGGTGGGCTGAACGGATGGAGCCGGATCGGGACCTCCGCCAGGACGGCCTCGTCGTTACAGTTCCGGCACCAGTATTTCACGGCTGACCTCCTCCTGTCCTTCGAGCTGCATCGTCCTGGATAAGCGCAGGATCTTGCGGCTCATGTTGTTGCGGCGGCTCATGTAGTCGTAATATTTCCTCTTCATGCCTTCCAGGCTCCCGTAGGTATAGCCGCGCTTCGTGCCGAGCCCGATCGGATGGCCGGCGTCGATCAGGTCCTCTATTGCGTCCCGGATGGCGCGGTCGCTGTAGCCGGTCGCGCTTGCCAGCATCTGCCGGCTGACTCCGATGTCCGAACCGGCGTACTTCCGGAGCTCCTTCAGGACGCGATCCGCGACGGAGACGCGCTTGATGCCGGTGCGCTCCTCTTTTGCGTGTTGCATCGCGATGATGGTTGTGATAAAATAGTCGTTGGACTGAGAGACTTGGCTTTCACCGGTCTCTGGAGCGGCCGAAGATCGAGCGGTCGCTCTTTTTTCGTTATACGCACTCATTGAGTCTTCCCTCCGCTCTCAGCTGGGTCAGGATGTTGGTGATCGTCTGCGTGGAGCACTCCATCCGGCGGGCAAGCTCGTCGATGCTGAAGCCCTGCTCGTTGCGGAGCCGGCAGACTTCATCGCGGTCAACCTTCCAGCGCTTCTTCGGTTTTTCCGGGTTCAGCTGCATATCCGGGTTCGGCGTGACTTTCTTGCGCATTCTCTTCTTCGGTTCTTCTTTCGGTTCTTCCTGCACTTGCTTTTCCTGTTCCTTCTCCGGTTCCTGCCCTGCCATGTCATAGATCAGGAACCCGTTCAGGGCGTCTCCGAGGTAGTCGGCGTTGCCGTTCTCGGGATTGACTACCAGGTAACGGCGCAGATCTTCGGGTGTCACTTTCTTCAGCATGGCAAGGTCTCCTTCATTTTTTCTTTTTCTATCGCCGAGGCCACCATCAAGGATCTGATTGCCAGCGTACCGGCTTCCTTCTGATCCATGCCTTCGCATACATTGAGCAAGGCCCGTGCAATATAGGTCGCAGCAATGATCTGCTCTTGTCCTGTGTCTGCATCCATGAAGTGCTTCATGGACGCATTGTCTCCTTCGACGTAGATCTCGACGGTTGCTATTTTCTTCATCGTTTCTCCTTATCTCACGATGTAGACATCGACCGACCGCACGCCCCATTCGTAGCAGCTGTCGACGTCTCCCAGGTATAGATCCATCCAGTTTGATCCGTGCCATTCCGCGCCGCGATCTTCCACGACCCTGTAGCCGACGCCTTCGATGTAAACCGTCGTCCCAAGCGGCAAACTGTTGCAAGCGACGGTGTAGCCGACCTCCGGGTAGTTTCCGTTCGCGCACGGGTTGCCGGTACACTCGTAGGCCGTCATCTCGAACGTGCCAAGATACTCGAGCTCCTCGGTGCTTTCTTCCTCAGCAGGCTCGCTTTCCACGGCTTGAATCTCTTCGTCGATAAAAGTATCGACCTCTTCGCTTTCCTCGGCGTAAACCGCGTTCTGTGGCTCATTTCTGACCGCGTCCGCGGGCATATCCCACGGCGGGACGACGCAGCTTCCGACCAGCAGGGCGATGCCGGCGATCTGAATTAAAATCTCTCTCATCTCTTTCCCCTTTCCCTTACAGTTTGATCGGCTCGATGCCGACGTATGCGCTGATCCGGTCGACCATGATCTGCCGAGGTTCGGTCCCGCCCATCGTCTGGTAAACGTACTGGGTCGTGCACTCGAGGTCCCGGCTCATCTGAGCGACCGTCTTTTCCTGGTCGATCAGCGCCTTCTTGACTTCTTTGGCCCATTCTTTCAGTGTCATGCTTCTCCTCCTTTCTCCTTAGCTTTCTCCAGCTTCGCCATCGCAGCGTAGAACTCACCGCAGGCCGTGTCGTTGGCGGATGTGCGGTGGCGTCCCTTGCCGCAGGGCGTGTACTTGACGCGTTTGTCTTCGCTTGGCTTGTAGAACGGGCAGTCGCAGCAAAAGAAGCGGATGCCGCGGAGCTCGAACTCGTCCTCGGCGTTTTCCGCGATCCTGACGTGCTTGTCGTAGTAAACATAAGCGCAGTGCCCGGCGTTCAGGTTGAACTGGAAGTTGATGTTCTGCACGGTCTTATCCTTAGCGAGGTCGTCCATCGTTGTGTTCATGGCGTCCTGGAACTCTGCCGCCGTGCTTCCGGTTACGATCCGGAACTCTTTCTTGTATGTGTCGATCATAAAAAAATACCTCCGACGTCTCTGCTGTCGAAGGTATTATGTGGCATCCCCTACTCTTGGGGAACTATTCCGTTCTTTATGATTTTAGGAATAGTTGTAACCTTCGACGCTTGGTATTATACCGCGTCCCTTTCTGCTTGTCAAGCCCATCCCGCGAGGATTTTATGATCCGCGCGTAACCCTGAAGAACCGCTAATTTCGGCGGTTCTTTTGGTACTTGTCATTGTTTCCGCGCCGTATTAAAATTAGTTTATATTCAGAAACTTGGAGGCTTTTAGGAGGTTCATCATGGGAATTTTGTATCTGATTTTAGGAATCGCGCTTCTGATCATGGGCGCGATTCTGTGCATCGTGTCGCCAGTCCCCGGTATCCTGGCGGCTATCTTCGGGATCCTGCTGATCGTGTTTTCCAGAAAGATGAAAAAAGCGAAGACGTCTGTTCCAGATCCGCAGCCGGTGCCGCGTCCGGTCGCTCCTGTTCCGGCAGCTGCTCCGCGGCCTGCCTCCCCCGCTCCGGTGAAGACGCCGAAGCCCGAGCCGGAGAACCATTACCTGACGGAAGTCAACGAGAGCCTGATTCTGCGGTTCGCGGAGCTTAACGACGATTATAAGTGCACGAAGCGCGAGCTGGTGGATCTCGGCTATGCGGACGAGTCGATCTATAAATACGAGACGATCACCGTGCCGGCCGTCGTTGAAGAGGATGCCGTCATCTTCCAGGGTGAGCCCATTGGTCGGATCAAGGCCGGGAGCCTGTCGCACGTGAAGAAGATGCTCGCGGATCCGCGCCTGGATCACGCCGATCTGGTCGTTTTCGGAGGCCCGCACAAGTATATTTCCGAGGATTTTGACGATAATGACCGTTATGTCTACGAGGTCACGAACTACTCCGACGCGCCGTTCAAGACGACTCTGAAGATCTACATGAAGAAATAAAAAAAGCCCGGGGATTTCGCCCCGGGCACCTCAGAAAGGAGGAAACATTTAAGCGAGCACCACGTTGAGGAAGTGCTGCATCGCCCACGCTGCTGTGTGGTCGAACTTGCTGCTGACCACGATGCTGAACCCCTGCTGCTTCTTGAGCCAGGTCCGCATAGCTTTGATGGTATCCGGGCCGAGATAGCCGTCGGCCTCGCACGGGAAGCCGCGCCTGGTCAGATACTTCTGGAAGGCCTCGACTACCAGGCTGCCGTCGTCCTCGTAGGTGACGGACGTCAGCGCCGGCCAGTATTTTGCGAGATCGCGTACCTGCCCGGAGATCACGCCGTCCTCGACCGTCCCGAGCCACTTCTGCATGGCGGCCACCGACAGCGGGCCGAAAATGCCGTCCTCGTCGAGTTTTTTCTCCGGTTCGGGTGTCGGTGTCGGTATCGGCTCCGCGCCGTTCAGACGGGCATTTACTGCCGCGGCTATATACGGGAACTTGCTCCCCAGGTACGGCCCCGGGCAGAGCGTCGCGGCGAACCAGCAGTGCTTCGTGAGGTTGCCGGACGTGTCTCCGGTGTAGTTCAGCGCCTTGATGCCGTTCCGCTGGCAGATGTCCACGCAAAGCTCGATGCACTTCTCGATGACGGCATCGCTCACGTGCCAGTCGCCGCCGACCTCGTCGTTCGCCAGCTCGATCGTGACGGCCTTGCGGTCGTTGTCGCCGTTGGAGGACGCCCAGGAGCGGTCTTTCTCCTCGACGTACATACCGACCTCAAGATTGTTGTCGATTGCGTAATTCGAGGACGCTTCTCTGTATCCATCCGAGAAGATTCTGCCGACGGTCTCGACGTCCAGGATCCCGGCCATGTGATGGATCGTGATGGTCGTGATCTTAGTCCCGAGGCGGCTCGACTGGTTCGGGCTGATCCGGGTGTAAGTTACTAATGGGCTGTTGCTCATGGTTCACCTCAACTTATTCCTCGACGATGGCCAAATTTCCAGCAAGTGCCGCATATGATCCGATTGCTGATGATTTTCCGTAGACGCTAAGCACATCGCCATCGTTAAGCGGTACGTTGTTCAGGGCAACAAGTTTGCCAACGCTCCACAGGCTCGACTCATAAGTATTTGACTCTTCCCCGTATGCTCTTCCGTTAATGTATAACTGCGTCGCCGCCCCTTTCGAGCTATTAGTTCTCGCAGCGAACCAGGAGACGGTATAAGTTCCGGATTTTGCTACAGTTAACGTCACCCCGTTTAGAGGTGTCATGCTGTTGTTCGATGTACCGCCGGCTGCAAGTGTGACTTGCGTGTTCTTTGCTCCTCCGCCACCTCCGCCGCCACCGCCGGAGAGCTTCTGCGCAAGCAGGAGGTCATAAAGGTCCGTCATGCCGCACCACCGACCTTTGCCCACTCCGTACCGTCGTAGAAGTAGAAGTCGCCCGTGTCGAGCTCCAGGAACAGCGCGTTGATCGCGGTCGCGTTGATGCCGCCGGTCAGCTGGTCAGCCGTGAAGGTCGGCTTCGCATCCGTGGAGAGTCCGGCAAAACAGCCGGGAGATTTTACTGTAACCATTTGAAACTCCTTTCAGTTATTCAATGCCCGGACGGTCTGCTCCGTCTCGAACTTCCTGTACTTGTCTTTCGCCTCGCGGCTGATCTGAAGCGCCTTGTGCATATCTCCGTTGCAGTGCGCGTCAGGGATGCGCTGCACCGCTTCCGCTGTCGCCTCGCCCAGCGTGATCGAAGCCATCACCAACTCGATCAGCATGATGTCGTGCTTCAGCTGCGCCTCGTCTTTCTCCTGCCGGGCTTTCTCGCGGGCATCGAGGCGCTTGTTCATCCGTGACAGAAACCACGCGAACAGGGCCGACGGGATGCCGGCCGCCGCGATCACCGCCCAGATGACGCCGGTCAATTCTCCACCTCCGGGAGCCCGGCGAAGCAGGTCAGGAACGCGATCAGCGCCGCAACGCCGGAGACGCTCAGGACGTGCATCCATTCGACCTCGGAGAAGGCCTGCCCGACTGTGACCATCGAGATCAGCACTTCGGCGAAGGTCTTGATCGTGCGGACTGCTGCCGCCTTCCACCAGTTTTTGTTGGTTAATTGCTCCATTATTCCACCTCCACGAACATATACGATCTGCATTCGATATAGTCATAATTGAATTGGTCTGTCGTGGTCGTCACACCATGCACCACCAAGCAGAGCTCACTCACGCCGGCGGTGGTGACCGTCTCCAGCGAGAAACCGGTGCCTCTTACCGGGTCGGTGTAGTATTCTCCGGTGCTCGGGATGCCTGCGATGATTTGTGTAAGCTGCTCGACCGGGGTCGTATTTATGCCTACGATGCGGATCGTGTCATCCGGGCGTTCGCTGAACGCGCCGAGAATATAGACGCTGCCGGCGCCGAGCGTTGCACGCCCTTCGACGCGCTGGCTGGCGATGTTTTGTCTGCGCAGTTCGTGCCCGGTGTCTCCCGTCGGCACGATAAATCCGACCGAGGATTCAGAATAAGCCTCGAAGGTGATCGCCGGGATCAGGTACGGCCGGTTGTAGCGATTCGTGACGGTGATCTCAGATCCGGAGCTCGAAGAGTCGTATGCGATCTCGATCGGGCCGGTGGATGAATCCGGGATCGAGACGCTTCCGCCGTCCGTGATCGTATAGACGCCGTCGCTGATCTTCGCCGTGATCGCGCCACCGATTGGGTTCATAGAGCCGGTCGAGATCGTGTAGGAGGCGCCGTTGGCGACTTTCTTCTCCGGCGCGACCACCGACCACTTGTGGATCCGCGGATTGCGGAGCACGTTGAAGACGACCGGGAACGTGAAGAAAATGTTGTCGGAGTCGTTATTGTCCACGAACTCGACCGCCCCGATATATCTGCCGGGGATCGTAAACGTGCCGACGTCTGCCGTAAAGACAGCAGCCGGAAGATCTCCGTGAGGTATCAGGTTCTGGCTGTGCAGAACTCCGTTCGGGTCCTTGTACCAAAGCGTCGGCGTGACGTAAGCCGGGACCGCGTAGGAAGACACCACAAAGGTCACCGTGTCGCTGACGGAGCACTGCATGAACTCCAGGCTGACCGGCTCAAAGTGTTTGGTATCAAGTTCGATAGTATATGCCATTTCTTCCTCCTTAGCTCACCGTGAAGGTGATGCTGTTCACAAGCAGATGCGCGGGTGAGTTCGCCTTGAAGTTTGTCGTCAGCCCGGTGATCTGCAGCTTCAGGTTCCCGTTGTTGCTGATGGACGCGGTCGTGTTCGACAGCAGGTCCGTATTGTTTGCCGCGACCGTGCCGTTGACGCCGCGGACCGCTCCGTTGAACGCGGTCAGGTTGACCGAGCTGCCGGCCGCGATCTTCTTCGGAAGCATGACCTCGAAGTAGAAGTCCGTGTTGCCGGAGTAACCGAACGCGAAGACGGCCGTCGCCGTGACGGTCTCGCCCTTGTAGCGGTCAGCGTAAGGCGTGCCGTTCGGTGCGACCAGTTCGCCGGATGTGTTGAACGTCCAGGTCTTGCGGTTCCCGATCGTGTTTCCGTTCGATTCTACGTAGACGTTCGAGTCAGAGCCAAGATAGGCCGTCTCATTGGCCGATGCCGAGATGTCGCCCTGCGCGTAGCGGTTCGATGCGTATTCGCCGCCGCCGATCACGAGCGGGCCGCCCGGACGGACCAGGAGCGCGCTGCCGTTCGCGTTTCCGTAGATGTGCTGGATCCAGGTCGGCACCGTGACGGAGGAATTTCCGAAGATCAGCTTGTCGCCCATGACGACGTTGCCCTTCTCGTCGACCCAGAACGGGACCGTGCTCGACCCGACCGTCGTTCCGCCTCCGCCTCCTGCGATCGTGGTACGCGAATCAGTCGTGCGTGCCTTGATCCTGCTGGCGCGGTTCATGATGCAGTCCCACTCGATCTCCGTAACGCGGACCGGCTGCGGATCATACTCCTGGACAGCTCCCGGATACCAGCCGATACCCATGCGCTTATTGAAGACGTAGATCGTATCTCCGAGCCCGATCTGTTCGAGAGACGTGAAGTCTTTGTATTCATCGAGCGACTGCAGGACCGCGATATCGACGTCCATCGTGACGCGGTTCTCGTAGCAGCGCGTCTCGGTGAAGTAGTTCTCCGCCGCCGTCTGAAGCGCCGCGTTGAGCGCTGTCTGGTCTGCGCAGACGGTGATGTAGTCCGGGATCGCCTCACCTTCCCCGTACCCTGTATCGGATGCCAGGCGGATGTTCTCGAAGGTGATCACGCCGGTCCTGCGGATCGCGTTCGGCGGGAGGACTACATCCACGTAAGCCGGGCTAGTCGTCATCCCGTGCCCGTTATAGGCGAGCGGCACGATGCGGTTGATCGTGTTCGACCCGTCGACCGTGAACTTCAGGCCGTTGCGCGGCAGGTTCTTCCCAGTTCGCACCAGGACGCCGTTCGCCGCTCCGATCCGTCGCATGACCCTGATCGTCAGATTGTCGTATTCGATTTCGCCGCCCCACCTATTCAGGAAGCTGTTGTCATCCGAGCCGTTGATCGCTTCCATCGCGTTCTTGCGAATGTAGTAAGCAGTAGACGTCCTCGTGATGTCGCTCACGCCGGTATAACGGTTATTCGGTGCCAGAATGGCCGTCAGGGCCTGCTGACCGGTTGCAACGGTCGGGCGGACGTCATTCAGGAAGCAGTCGTTTCCGGCGTCGTAGAAGATCGGATCCGCGGTCGCTATGACCGACTCGTCCGTCTGGTCGTAGGCCCGGATCCGGAAGAGCTGCTTGCCGTTGTGCGACGGAACTCTCAGAATGTTGCCATAATGCAGATACCGCCACCGGCCCTCGTCATCCAGCGGATGCTCGATCTTCAGTTCCCAGGTGCCGTTCAGCTGTGCATTGACGACGCAGGAGATCGGCAGCAGGATCGCGTCGCCGTTGTTGTTCGGGTAGACGTTCGGGTGCGTGCTATACTCAAAAACCTCGATCATAGCATCCTCCAGTTCGGAACGACCTCCAGTTTCAGCGCCAGCGAATTGTTCGTGATCTTGATCGTGTTGTCACCTTCCGCGAGGAGCAGCCCCTCGAAGTCGCCGCTCGTTGAAAAGTTCTGCACTCCGGAGGCGTTATATGCCATCATCTTCTCGGTGTCGATGTAGATCCCGTCGGTGCGGTGAACCGTGAAGACGTTGCCGTTGACGTTCAGCTTCGCGGAGATGGAGTTCGACCCGTTCTTGATGCAGTAGACCGGATGCGAGACGGCGCCCGGGTTTCTCATTGATAAGATCGTGCCGGTATTGTTCGCGTTGAAGATCTTAGACGTCGTGTACTTCCCGTCCTTGAGATAGGTGTACGGGTCGCAGATGAACGCCGCGATTATGTCCGCGCCGCGCTTCGTCCTGCGGGCAAATTCGGCCACCTGCGCCGCCTTTACGCGATAGTAGACATCTGGGTCGTCCGTGAAGGAAAGCTCGCCGGAGCCGCGGATCCAGTCCTTGACGCGCCGGTACTGGATGCCGACCTTATCCGGCGGGCAGACGAAGTTGAGCTGCGCCTCGATTGTGATATTCTCGTATGTGTAGTCCGTCGAAAGCATCGAGCCGTCCACCGCTCCGAGGTCGATCCAGCTGCCGCGCATCTGCGGAGGCGGGACCGACGGCCTCGTAGCAAGCGCGACAGCGATCTCTCTGCCGGCGACGTTGTTGTAAATGATGTCCGCTCTGATCATCAGTATGCCCCCTGCATCCGCGCTCTTGACTGCGCTATCATATCGTTCTGCCGGTTGACGCCTTCCGTGACCTTGCGGCCGTCCATGTAGACGACGACGTTCGCGTCCTTCATCCCGGCCTTGACTGCTGAGTAGATCTCCGCGGTCGTGATGTTGTTGCGTGCCATCGACTGCCGGATCATGTTCTGCAGGCTGTTGACGCCGACGATCAGCTCACGCCCGGCTTCGCCTCCGCCCATGAGCTGCCCTGCGCTGTTCATGCCGAAGATGGTCGCGCCGTCCAGGATCATGCCGTTCTGCATGGCCTTCGCGTACCATTCGACGTTGATCTTCGGGAAGCCTTCCGTCGCCCACTTGGTCGGATTCAGAGATCCGGACAGGCTGAAGTGCGGCAGCTTGATGTTGCTGAGTATGTTGGAAATATTGATTGGAAAGAAGCCCTTGATGGTCTCGACGATCCCGTCGATGGTCTCCTTCGCGTCTTTGAACGGTTTGGTCAGCTTCTCCTTCAGGTCTTCGACCTTGTTGCTGATCGAAGTCTTCAGCGCTTCCCATTTTTCCTCGACGCTCTTCTTCAGATTCTCGACCTTTTCCTCGACGTCCTGCTTCGCGTCTTTTATCGGCTGGATGATCTTCTCCTGGACCGCGTCCCAGAGTTCCTTCGCCTTCTGCTTGATCGCTTCCCACTTCTCGACGACCGCCGTCTTCATGGCCTCGATCTTCTCTTCGACGTTCTGCTTCGCGTCCTTGATCGGCTGGATGACGTTCTCCTTGATGGCGTTCCAGATCTCCTGCGCCTTCTGTTTCACTTCGTCCCAGTGCTTATAAAGCCAGACGCCGGCAGCGACCAGTAAGCCGATCGCCGCGATCACGAGTCCGATCGGGCCGGTTATGGCCGCGATGACTGTGCCGAGGACCGGAGCCAGCGTCATGATCGTGCCGATGACCGAGATCACCTTGCCGACTACGACCAGCAGCGGGCCGATGGCTGCTACGATCATGCCGATCTTGACGATCATCGCCTGCTGTTCCGGAGTGAGCTGCGACCACCATTCCTTCAGCGCCTGGATCTTCTCCCGGAGCGCTTCCAGGACCGGCTGCAGCACCTCGCCGATCATCGCGCCGAGTTCAGCGCCGACCAGCATCAGGTCCTGCATCGCAAGTTTGAACTGGTCGACCGGATCCAGCGTTGCCTGGAAAGTCTCGTCGACCGAACCGCCGGCGTCAACCGCCGCGTTCCCGAACTCCCGGAAGTCGAGCGTGCCGTTCTTTACGGCTGCGTAGATCTGGTCGCCTGATTTGCCGAACAGTTCGTATGATGCCGTCAGGCCGTCCATGCTGCCGGATCCGTTCTCGATCGTCGCCTGCAGATCCGAGAGCGCCTGGTCGAGCGGCTTTCCTTCCTTCGTCGCCTGTTTCAGCGCTTTCCGAAGGCCGGCCATGACCGTCTCGCTGTTGGCGCCGGACTTCTCCAGTTGGCCCATTACGACCGTAGCCTGGTCGATATTCAGCCCGAGCTCCTGGAAGGCCGCGCCGTTCTCAACGAGCCCGGATGCCAGCTTGTCGACGCCGACGCCGGTATCCTGCGCGACTTTGTTCATCGTGTCGAGCAGGCCGCCGGCTGATTCAGCGCCGAGCCCGAAGGCTGCCAGTGCTTTCTGCGTCTGGTCGACCGCCGTGCTGACGTCCTGGTCGTTCAGCTGCGCGAACATCAGGAACTTCGTCGACAGCGTCTCGAGCTCGGTCCCGGTGGATCCGAACTTCGTGTTCACCTCGCCGATGGCGCTTCCGATGTCTTCCATGTCAGCCGGGACGGTCGACGCGATGTTGTCGAAGCTGCCCTTCATGCCTTCCAGCGTTTCGCCGGTCGCGCCCGTCTTCTTGATAATGGCGTCGTATCCCTTGTCGACGTTGTTGAACGCCGCCACGGATGCCGTGCCGAGCGCCACGAGCGGGCCGGTGACTTTCTGCGTCAGCTGCTCGCCGACTTCGGAGACCTTGCTGCCGAACTCCTGCAGCTTCTGGCCTGCCGCCGCGATGCCGGATCCGAACGAGCCAGTCCAGCTCTCGCCGGCTTTCTCGGCGTCTTTTTCCGCCGTTTCTGCCTTGTTTATCTCAGCGTTGAAGTCTCTCTCAGCCTGTTCGGCCTCCTTGATCTGCGCCTCTGTTTCGGCGATCTCACGCGTCAGCGCTTCCTGCGCTCTGATACTGTTCTCATCGTCGCCCGCGTCCTTGAAGCCTTCCATCGCGGTCTTCGCCGCTTCCAGCTTCTCCTTCAGCGCTTGGGTCTGTTCCTTCAGGAGCTTCTGCTTCTGCGTGACCAGTTCGACGTTCTTCGGATCCAGTTCGAGGAGTTTATCGACGTCCTTCAGCGCAGACTGCACGTCCTTGACCGACTTCTTCGCATTGTTCAGGCTCTTGACGAGTCCCTTTGTATCGCCGCTCAGTTCGATCGTGATGCCGCGGATTCTCCCGGATGCCATACTTCCTCCTTAAAATCGGTCGAAGTCTTCCTGCGTCGGAAGCAGGTCATACTCCGCCGAGTCGTTTGCCTTCTCTGTGAATAAATCGAAAATTAAGCCGATCTCGAGGTGATCCAGTTCCTGGAGCCCGAGACCGGCTTCTTTGCACCGCAGCAGAAAGAGCGCGGTCGTCATTTCGCGGACCGTTGCCCGCTCTTTTTTTTTGCTGTGCTCATCGTCTGCCGGTCTTTGGCGATCAGGCCGTAGACCGCCGAGACGAGTTCAGCCGAGTCCAGGAGGTCGAACCGGTCCAGCCAGTCGTGGAACGGCTCGATCTCCGGGTCTGCCTGTTTCGCGCAGGTGTAGACGACTCCCAGCATCGCGTCCACCGCTCCGTCCGGGAGTTCCCCGTTCTGCGCGTTCTGGAATTTGCTGAGCTCTCCGAAGAGATCCTTGCGGAAAGCCTCGCGATAAAGGATCGGAGTCAGCGCCGAGCACCTCAATTTAACCTCGACGCCGCCGACCGTGACCGTTGATTCAGTTGCCATTGTTTCCTCCTTTTACTCCGTATTAAAGGCTCGGAGCCTGCACGGCGGTGAACCAGCTGGCCCAGTTCGTGGCCTCGCTGTCCGCTTTCGCTTTGACGTAGCCGTCCGTCGGGGTCGGGATCGCCGTGATCGTCAGCACTTCCGTGATCGGAGCCGCGACTTCTTCTTTGGTCTGGGAAGCGACCGCAGGACGAGCTGCCGTGCAGTTATAAAGCACGTGGCGCGTCTGGTTCTTGTCGCCGGTGAACTCAAAGAGCAGCGCGAACTTCTCGGAAGCCTGGTTCGCAATTTCGACCAGCAGGCCGTTCTGGTCCACGGTGTCGCCCAGGATGTCCTTGCGGAAGTCGTCCGGGATGTAGGCCAGCGTCAGGTCGCCCTGGTAGCCGCCGTTCGTGCCGGCGCCGACGAAGTAGATGATGTCGTCAGCATAAAAATTTTCCTGATCGCCGCCCTGCGCCTCCATCGACAGGCTGACCGCTCCGGGGAGAGCGACAGGCGTGTCGTAGCTTATCACTCCGCCGGTGACCGTTGCTTTTGCGTAGTAGCAGCTCTTCAGTCCAAGTTTGACTTTGTTGTTATCTGCCATTTGTTTTACTCCTCTTCTTAATCCTCGATCAGGACCGAGGTCGTGAAAGTCACCTGAAGCATCCGCTCCGTGTCGATCCATGCTTCCGTGCGGCTCCAGGGGAGTCCGGCGGCGTTCAGCACGTTCTTGACCGTCTGCTCAAGTGCAAAGTTTTTGTTGTCTGTGTATAGCTCGATAATGAGCCCCGCGTCCTCCGCGAATATCTGATCGTCAGCAGCAAAGCCGGACGAGCTGTCGAAGTAGTAGCAGATGAACGGCGGCTCCTGCCCCGTATCGTCTGCGAACTGGTAGTAGCTCGCCGGCACGCCGATCGACGTGATCATGTCCGCGATCTGCCTGTAGGTCATTTGCTCACCGCCTTTTCTATCTGCTCCTCGAACTGTTTGATAAGCTCCTGCTCGACCGGCGCGATGTGCGTCTTCCCCGGAACGCGGCCGCCTCCGCGTTTTGCGTGCCCGTTTTCGAGCAGATGCGGAAGCCCCGGCGTCCGGTTGTAGATCGTGACCGTGGAGCCGTAGCGTTCGCTGTCGATCTGCGACGTCCAGCCTTTCCGGTATTTTCCCGTACCGCCGAACACGCCCGACGCGCTCTTGATCGCTTTAACGCCTGCCTTTCCGACGTCCTTGACGACGTCGTCCATGTCTTTCTGGACTTCGTCACCGTACTCTTCCAGGATCTCCGCGATCGCTTCGCCCAGGTTGTCAGCCGTTATCTTCCGCGATGCCATTCGTGCCGCCCTTCCTCTCGCAGTAGAGCTCGATCATGTCCGTCTTCGCCTTGTAGGTGCGATAGACACCATAGGCCAGGCTCTTGAATATGACCGTGCGCTCGCCTTCGTAGTCCGGGCCGAAGAGCGTGAACCGGTACTCGGGGTTCAGGCCGTTGCGCCCGCCCTCGAAGAACTCGGTCTGCGTCACGCTGTCGACCTGGCAGTACACGCGGCGGCTCGTCGGTACGGAGTGCCAGACCAGCAGGTCGTCCTGCACCTTCTGCTCTCCGACGAGCGTGATCACCTGTGACCTGTCCATCAGTCCACCCCCAGCCAGTCGGTGTAGCCGGTCGCCACCTGGAGCTGCGCTTTCTGCTCGTCGTAGCTCGCTTTCATCCGGTCGTAGTCGTCCGGCTCGCCGAAGTTCACCCGGCAGTAAGTGATGACGGCGCGCTTGATCAGCGCGTCCGCCTCGTCCAGGTTCGTGATCCCGGCGATGCCGAGGTCCGCGAGTGCTGCCGCGATCAGGTCAGTGATCTCATCGTCGAAGGCGTCGGTCGTGATCCGGAGTGCGAGTTTAACGCTTTCCAGCATTTTGAACCGCCTTTCGTTTGATTAAAGGCCCGGCGTGATTGCCGGGCCCGCTTGTTGTTATCGCTTATTAGCTTTCGCCTTCGCTGACCTTGCAGAACGCGTTCGGAGCAACGACGTTCATTCCGACGTACATCCGGCCGACGATCTTCACGAGATCGCTTTCTGCTTCAGACAGATCGTCGAATTTCAGCTTGATCTCGGCGCCGTTCGGGAAGTTCGCCTGTGCGCCGATGCCGAAGTCGCCGACGATCAGCCAAGGCATCGTGCTGGACGCGCCGAGCGCGTCCAGACTGCTATTGAAGTAGACCGGCAGGCCGTCGAACGGGTCGACGCCGTACTGGGCGTTCGCCTGGGCGGTCTTGAACGCGGCGTAGGTCGCTTTGTTCATGACGACGACCGGGTTGGCCGCTTCGTCAGACAGCTTCGCAACGGCTTTCGCCACGATGCTCAGGATGTCGGACCCGTCGCTGGTGAGTTCGCCGACGCTCGGGCTGCTGGATTCGCCGTAAGTGTTAATTGCGACCATGAGGAAGTCCTCGGCCGCTTTCGCGATTCTGTAGGCCAGTTCGTCATAGATGTAGTCAAGGAACTCTTCACCGCCCATGTCCAGCGCTTCGTCAGAGACGCGGATCCACTTCTTGATGCTGATCGGGGTGAGCGTCGCAACGCCGAGAACGAGCTTCTCTTCGGTCGGAGCTTCGTCGCCTTCCTCGTGGAACGCTGCCGGCGTGGAGCTCACTTCGAAGCCGACTTTCAGGATGCCCTTCACGTAGGTCTTGCGGATCAGGCCCCAGACGCCCAGCTTGTCCCACGCGGTGCGGATGCGGCTCTCAACGATGGTCGGAACCGGCAGCGGGCCAGAAGCGCCTTCCAACTCGGCCATTTCGGTCAGCAGGGCGCGGCACTCTTCGTCCTTGTTGGTCTTGATGTAGTTGGCATAGGCGTCAATGTAGGCTTTCGAGCTTCTTACTTCTTCGATGGTCATTTTGTCTTTTCCTTTCTCTTCTTTCATGGTTTCGACGACGACGCCCTGACCGGACGCGACCGCCGCGCGGATCTCGGCCTTCTGGGCCGCCGCAGTTTTTCTCTTTTCGAGCTCGGCATTGATGCCGCGGATCTCTTCCGTGAGTGCCGTCAGGTCTGCGCCTTCCGCTTCGCACTCGGTCGCGATCTGGGCCTTGCGGGCTTCGAGCTCTTCGATGCTCATTTTTTCAAATTCCATTTGCTTCTCCTTTACAGGTTGGCCAGTAGCTTTATCTTCTGGATCTGTCTCGCCCGTTTTTCGCGGGCCGCGATCTCCTCGCGGATCTCGGCGATCACTCCCTCGCCGTAGGATCTTGCAGATATGCTTGTCGCGTCGTTAGCCGGGAGGCTTACCGCGGAAACATCGTAAAGTTTCGAGATCTTCGTGATCGTGCGGAGGACGGTCGTGTGCCCGTTTTCGTGGTCCTCCGTGACTTCTCTCTTGTCCTCTGCGACCTTGAAACCGAAGCTCATCTTGGTCGTGTAGCCGCCGTCGATTTCTTCGTAGAGTTGGCGGCCGATCTCGGTGCCGCCGAGCTGCGCCCGGATGTGCAGACCCTTCTTGTCCGGAGCCACCGCGAGCGTGTCGTTGCTGGTACGAGCAAAGACACGGCCCTCGTGGTCGTACTGCATGATCACGTCCGCCAAGTCGCACTCGTCGAACGCCTTTGCGTCGATCTGCTCGATGATGGTGTAGTCGCTCCACTCGTAGAGTGTGTAAGGCTGGTTGAAGGTCGTCGCGTAGCCTTCCACGATCTTCTCGCCGGTCCCCTCATCGCCTTCGGCCCGGTGTTCGAAGCCGGCCAGGTCGATATTTCTGTACTGCCGGCCCTCATTCAGCCGGTCTTCTATGGTCTTATTCGCCATCGGTTTTTTCTCCTTCCTGACCGTCGCCGGTCGTCAGTTTTTCGTCTGCCGCGTAGTATTCGCCGCGGATGATCCGGGCGTCGCCGCCGTCGACCGGCGGGAGGTTCCAGATCTGCCGCACGTCGTTAATGCTCATAATCCCACGATCGAGCATCTGCGCGCTGACCTGCAGCTTGTCCGCGTTGCTCATGTACTGCAGCCGGTTCGCCGTCGCCATGACCAGATTGCCGCCCGTCTGCTCGCGCATCGTGAACAGCATCTTCGTCAGCACGTCGCTGAACTGGATCGCGAACGGCTCGATCGCGCCCTCGTAGAACGCCGCCCAGGCGTCGCCGTAAGCTTTGTTCTGCAGGACGTCTTCGTTGACGCCGAAGTATTCGAACACGTTCGCCCGGATGACGCCCATCTGATCCGCGTCGACCACCCACGGCTTGGCGTCGATCTGTTTGACGTCCGAGTACGTGTTCGGGACCAGCAGGATCCCACCGGCCTTCGCGTCGCGTCCGAAGTTCGCCTCTGTGAAGCGCTTCCGCTCTTTCGCCAGGTCTTCCGGCTTTGAGAAGTTGTTCAGCTTCGCCATGAAGCGGTAAGTCGCCGCGCTCTTCACGCCTTCCTCGATGCCCTGGTTCTGGATGTGGATCAGTTCCATCGTCGGGAACAGCGCCCGGTTCGATTCGCCCATCAGGTCGTGCCGGTACTGGTATTTCGTCATGATGCCGCACCGCTCGAGCTCGATGGAAGCCTTCTGGCTGTTGCTGAACTCGTATCTTAGGAACGGAACCGTTCCGCGGCCCGGGATCTCGTACTGCACGAACTCGACCCTTGACGGCAGAGGCGCGTAAACGCCGGAGACTTCGTCGTATTCGTCGAGCACCGGCACGATGAAGGCCGTGTTGTGGACGTCCAGGATCGTGCTCAGCCTGTACAGGAACTGCCCCCACGTCTGGAATGCGTTCGGCCCGTGCCGCAGCTTGTTCTGCAGCGCCGGCTTCGCCGGTCCCTGCGTCTCCACTTTAAGCTTGCTCACGTGCGTCGCCCTTGCGTTGATCGCGGCCCGGACGAGCTCCTGCTCGTACAGCCCGCCGTCGTAGCTCGTGAAGCGCGGCCGGTAGCCGGTCAGCATTTCAAACTCGCCACGGAGCCTGCCGGCCGGCTGGTTCACCCACCGACCGAAGAGTCTGTCAAAAAGTCCCATGTGCACCTCTCTATGTGTTAGCTAACATCCCGCCGATCTCGCCGTAGTATTTCTGCCGCACGGTCATCGCATCCAGGAGCGCTGCCGTGCCGTCGATATGGAGCGACGGATTTATCTTGACCAGTTTCCCGCGGCCCCGCTCCGTGCTCATCTTGATCGCGGAGTTCAGCAGGTGGATCTTCAGAAGGTCGTTGTCCCCAATGTGGATCCTGCCGTCTGCCAGCAGGCCTTCCGTCTCCCGGATGACCGGGTACAGGTTCTCGCCTTGATATATGTCATCGAGGTGGAAGCCGTAGGCCCGCAGGTCCTGGACCAGATACTGGGAGGAATAACGGTCATATCCCACCTTCAGCGGGTAGATCTGGAATTGTTCGATTAAGCGCTTAAACCATGCGGAAACGTCGTTATAATCGACGAAGTTGTCGCCGCTGGGCGTCAACAGTCCGCGCTGGATATAAACCTGGTACGGGATCCCGTCCCGCGCCGTGGCGTCGTCTATCTTCTCCGACGGCAGGAAGAACTGCGCGAAGACGTAAAGCTCGCCGTCCTTCTCGATCACCAGCGTCGCAGCCGTCAGGTCCGTCGTCTGCGACAGGTCGATGCCGCCGACCGCGTAGCTGTCCCGGAAGTCCTCCAGCCGGAGCGGTTCGCCCGCGGCCTTCTCGACCACCTGCGCCGGCAGCCATGCGAGCGAAGAGTTCTGCTTTATGTTGCAGTATTTCGTCAGGAACTCCGCGCGCTTGCTCAGGCTGCCTTCCGCGATCGCGATCTCTTCCAGCAGATAGTCGACCGAGACGCTGATCCCGAGGTTCGGATTTGACTTCCGCAGCTCGTTGATGTCGTTCCACTTGTCGACGTCGTCGATCATGTAGAGAACCGGAAGAAGCCGCCGCTCCTTCGAGTCGCCCATCAGGAACCGCGTCGACCTCTTCATCAGCTCGTCGAAGATCCCGTCGTTGATATAGCCCGATGTCGTGCAGGAGATCAGCAGGCCTTCCGGCCTCGCGCCCATCGCGCTCTTCATGACCTCGTACTGCTTCAGCCCTTTGTCGCCTTCCCAGCTCGCGATCTCGTCGCAGATGGTTAAGGACGGGTTGAAGCCGTCGCTCTTCTTCGCGGAGAACGCGATCTTCTTCACCGTGCTGTTCGTCCCCGGAATCGCCAGGTCGCTCTGCCGGTGACGCGGAAGCATCGAGTCGTCGTTCACCTTCTTGTTGTGAAGGTCCTTCTCGCTCGCGATCTCTTTCTCGCGCTGGTATTCCGGATCCAGCTGGATCATCGCCCAGGTCGTGTTGTAGATGATGTCCGCCTGCTCCAGCTTCGGAGCGATGCAGAACACCCGCGTCCCGAAGCCGCCGTCGACCCGGAACGTATAGTTTGCGATCGCCGAGGCCAGGATGCTCTTGCCCTGCTTCCGGCTCACGACCAGGAAGATCTCACGGAACTGCCGGCAGCCGCTTTCGTCCACGATCCCGAAGATCGTCGCGATCAGCGCCTTCTGCCAGAGCTCAAGCCGCAGCGCTCCCGGAGCCATCGGCCCTTCTGTGTGGAAGCAGTGGCTCTCGATCCACTCGATCGCCCTGTTCGCCTTCTTCGCGTCATAAAAAAAGGACTTCTCTTCAAGTCCTTTGATCAGATACTCGTATAACGCCC